ATTAGCACTTACAAGTGTAGAGAAATTACACTCATACCGCAAAAACAAATTGAAGAAATATCTACTGAACTAGACATATCAACATTTGAAAGTGTTGACGAAATTGTAAGCAAAGAAATTTCAGCTATTGATAGTGATAGCTTTAATAAGAAACTTTTACTGGACATCTACAACGAACTATGATACGTATTAAAGACTTAACCGTAAAAAACTTTATGAGTGTTGGCAATCAAACTCAAGCAGTTGATTTTGACAAAGAACAGCTAACACTTGTTCTAGGCGAAAACTTAGATCAAGGAGGTGACGATAGCGGTAGCCGAAATGGTACAGGTAAGACAACTATTATTAATGCGCTATCGTATGCATTATACGGCACTGCTTTAACTAATATCAAACGCAATAACTTAATAAACAAAACAAATTCAAAAGGCATGCTTGTTACATTGCATTTTGAAAAGGACGGACAGGATTATAGGATCGAACGAGGCCGATCTCCTAACGTACTCAAGTTTTATATAAACGATCAAGAACAGGAAATGGTTGACGAGTCACAAGGTGACAGCCGTAAGACACAAGAATCGATTAATACTTTGCTGAATATGAGTCATGACATGTTTAAACATGTTGTTGCACTTAACACCTATACTGAGCCATTCCTTAGTATGCGACAAAATGATCAACGTGCTATTATTGAACAACTGTTAGGTATTACTATATTATCAGAAAAGGCAGAAGTTTTAAAAGAACAAGTACGTACAACCAAAGAAGCAATTACAGAAGAAACATTAAAAATTGAAGCTGTGCAATCTGCAAATAGTAAAATTGAAACTACAATTCAAAGTTTGAAAACTACACAAAAAGCGTGGATTTCAAAACGTAACACAGATATTGAAAAATATAATACTGCAATCGACGAATTAGAACACTTAGACATTGATTCTGAACTTGATGCACATGAAAAACTAACAAACTGGAATGAAAACAACACACGAATTTTGGCTCTTAGAAAAGAATTAAGCACACTAGAGCCTGCACTACAACGTGCCGATAGGAGTGTAGAAAAGGCACAAAAAGACATCTTAGAAATAGAAGATGCAATGTGCTATACATGTGGTCAAGAACTACATGCAGATAAAAAAGCTGAGATTGCAGAGCGTAAATCTAAAGAATTAGAAGATGCATTAGCATATCAAAAAGAAATTACTACTAAAGTAACAGACGTTGCTGTTGATTTAGATATAATCGGTGATATTAACGGACGTCCAAGTACGTTTTATGACACTGCAAAAGAAGCATACGAACATAGACAAAATGTTGATAGTTTAAAGACAGCATTAAAAAATAAACAAGACGAAGTTGATCCGTATCAAACACAGATTGACGAACTTAATAATAGTGCTATACAAGAAATTAATTGGAATGTAGTAAACGATCTTACAAACTTAAAAGAACATCAAGAATTTTTACAAAAATTGCTTACAAACAAAGATTCATTTATTCGTAAAAAAATTATTGATCAAAACTTAGCGTATCTAAACAACAGGCTTACATATTATTTAGATAAATTAGGGTTACCGCATCAAGTATTATTTTTGAATGATTTGAATGTAGAAATTACACAGTTAGGACAAGACTTAGATTTTGACAATTTGTCAAGAGGTGAACGTAACAGACTAATACTTGGTATGAGTTTTGCGTTTAGAGATGTATGGGAATCTTTATATCAAAATATTAACTTGTTATTCATTGATGAGTTAATCGACAGCGGTATGGATACTGCTGGTGTTGAAGGTGCGTTATCTGTTCTTAAGAAAATGGGTAGAGAACGTAATAAAAATGTATATTTAATTTCTCATAAGGATGAATTAGTAGGACGAGTAAATCACGTTATGAAAGTTATAAAAGAAAACGGATTTACATCATACGAAAACGATATAGAAATTATAGAATGAGTGATGTACACGACAAATTAGTAGAAGCATACTTAAACTATTTCAGAGCTAACGAAAAGTTTGAAGCTAGGAACAGTGTAAGAACGCATAGAGAAAGCAGAAAGTTCTTGCGTGAAATACGGTCCTATGCTAAACTAAGAGCAGATGAGATACATGTAAAGCATAATACTACTAGAATTCGAAAAGGCAAATAAAATCTAGTCTTTGCTATAAGTAGCATATGCACTGGACTTACAAAGGCAAAAAAATTACAGTAATACCAGACGAGTATGAAGGATTTGTTTATCTAATAACGAATAAAAAAACTGGTCAAAAATACATAGGCAAAAAGCTCGCAAAATTTAAAACTACTAAGCCGCCACTTAAAGGCAAAAAGAACAAACGTAGAGGCTATAAAGAAAGCGACTGGAAGACTTACTATGGTAGTTCAGACAGACTAAATGCAGATGTAGCTGCACTAGGCGAAAAGCATTTTACAAGAGAAATATTATACCTATGTAAAGGTAGGGGCGAAATGTCCTACATAGAGGCACGAGAGCAGTTTGATAGGCGAGTACTTGAAACAGATGAATACTACAACGGAATTATAAATGTTAGAGTCGGTGGCTCAGAAAAACTTAGGACGGCACTTTTAGAACATGGCAAAAAGACTAGATTGGACCAAGGCACGAGCTGACACTATTAAAGGTGAGCTAATTGCATCACAGATACAAGAAGTAGACTCAAGACAAGACAAATACTACAAATATAAAAACGATGTAGAAACTCAAAAAAAATTATTAGAACAAGGCATTTGGCCAACTGGCAAACACGCAGGCAAAAAACTTTCTGAACTTAGTGAAAATTATCTAGTTTGGGCTGGATTAAAATTAAAATCAAAACATATGAAATATGCAGCCAATAACGAACTACTTAGACGCTATAACACAGGCCAAATAAAACTTTAACTAGGCAAAACAATCCAACACATAAGGTTAGCGGGCCAGTTTAGAAATACCGCTGTGGAAAAACCTATAGAAATATAGGACACGTAACATACTGATGAGCCTATCTACAAACTTGGGGTTTTCGTTGGTATAGATAGATTGTTGGCTGTCGAAAAACACAAACACAGTACATAAAAACTCTTTAGCAATAGGAACGAAGCGAGGGAATAATGTTACTTTAACTGTACATTAACTTGTTTAATGTACGTTTTATGTAACATAATGTCGACGTAGGTTGGGAAAGGTCAGAGCCCATTGTACTTTGTGTATAAACAATTACCTACTTCCAATGTCTCGGCTGGATAAAACTCACATGAAGCTATCTTTGAGATTAGGTGGAACCGTAACAGGTTCCGTCTGACTGAAACAATCTACATGAAACTAATACAATATCACTAATGTGATATTGCTTTAAATTTAAAAAAATAGTTTGAGCGATAGCGATAACTAATATCTACGAAGTAGATATTTAAACTATTAGATTAATAATACATATAAATAGTATTAGCACACATTCTGGAATAAAAAATGAAAGTTACACAAATACTTGTAGAAAAACAGCATGAAGGTTCAAAGGGTCAGCTTAAGGCTAAAGCACCTATGCCAAAAAAAATGAAGGCAGGAACAACTAAAAATATTAGCAGAGACAAACTAGTAGGCGAAGCGCCGTTTAGTGATTTAGGTACAGGCTTAAAAAAGTTTGGTGCAAAAGCTGCTGCAAAATTAGGTGCTAAAGATACGGCTGCAAGTATGGCTGGAGATGTTGATAAAAAAGAACGTAGTAACACAATTTACAGACGTTGGTTAAGCACAGCAGCATCAGCTAATATTGATAAAAATAGAGTTGATGCACAAACTCTTGCAAACTTTATGGCAAAACAAGGATTGCCTACACAAATGTTGAAAACAATTGACAGCGAATTACAAGATAGACAAGTGCAGACTATTATTTCAAAAGCAGTTGCCCAAAGTTTTAACCCAAATGCAGCAACGCCTCCTAAAGATGCTACGCCAAAAAAAGCACAAGCAGGTGACGAAGTTTCAGTAGATCCTGCAATGCAAAAACAATTAGATGCATTAAGTCCTGAACAGAAAAAAGAATTGGCAGCAATGTTATGAAGTTACAAGAAGTTACATTATTTGAAAACAAAACTCACCGTATTCTTAACGAAGGTTACGAAACACTTACTGAAACCCAAAAGCATGTACTTGGACGTTTTGAAACAGAATTATGGCCACTACTAGAAGACTTAAAAACATTATTTGAACAAAATCTTACACCGCAACAAATACAAGCAATCTTTACTAACGCTGAACAAGTTGCTATGGATAGCGGTGCTAATAGAACAGGATTAGGAAAAGCAGGCGATGCTGTAGCAGCAGGTGCAAAATTACCTAGACAAGTATTAACAGCAGTAAATGACAAAGTAAATGAATTAGGAAAACTTGCAAAAAACTCAGGACCAGTTCAAAATGCTGATCAAAAGTTTAGAGAATTAAAACAAAAAATTGCTGCTGAAAATCCTGATAATAAAATTGTAAAAGCAGTTCAACAAGTTAGTGATTGGGCAAAAGAAAATCCAGGCAAAGCAACACTTGCTGTTGGTATCTTAACTGCTACTGCTTCTATACTTACAGGACCGGGCGGCGGTGCTGCTGCTGGTTTTTTACTTCGTAGTACAAAGGATTTACTGCAAGGCGAAGATTTATCAACAGCAACAGGACAAGCTCTTAAAACAGCAGCTATTGGTGCGCTTGTAGGTGTTGTTGCGGATCAAGTAGGCGGGTTCTTCCAAGGTGCAAGAGCTGAAGTGATTGATGCAGAGAATTTTGCAAGGGTTGACTATGGCGCAAGTAAAACTTTGTCTGCTCCGGGGTTTAGATGGACAGAAACAATACAAGGTGTTAATGTAAAAGTTACACCTGAAGATGCTGAACTAGTACAAGATCTAATGTCTCAAGTAGGATCAGGTGGTAACGAAGCAACAAGTGCTTTTAACGAATTATCTGATCTAGCAACAAAAATTAAATCGGATGAATATAAAGATGCATTAGCAGCATTAGGTGCTGAAGCAAGAAATAATGATTCGTTATACCAATTTATTACCGCAGCAAAAAAAGGTATTACAGGTCTAGTACAAGGTACCGCAGCAGCATCTGGTGGTAAAAAAGAATCTTTAGAAGCTCAATACGATGCATATCTAGCAGAAGGACCATTTGGTAATATTACAAGTAAAGCAGCAGGGTTAATGAAAACCGGTGCTACAAAAACTAAAGCCGCAGCATCTGCAGGTGCTCAAGCAGTTGCAACTAAAACTGCTCCTATA